AAATGCCAGGCGTAAATGTTATTGATTTAGTAAATAAAGGTAAAATTAGACTTGTTCGTGATGGCATACCAATTGGTGTTGTGGGAATATTAGCTTTAATGGGTAAAAACGTAAACGTATTAAGTGATCCTAGTTTTAAATTAGAATACGTTGATTCTGAAGAATAATGCCTACCATTACTTTTGCTGATGGTACCTCCTCTTACATACCTGACAAAAAACCAGAGACCATAGCTAAAGCTAAAAGACTTCACGCTGAAAACAAAAAAGGAGACGTAAACGTTTTAGGCGATGTAGGACGTCAAGCTGTTAGAGGCGTGCAAAAAATTGGCGAAGGAATTGCTACCACTGTTAGCTCGGGCATTGATTTATTTGCTGATACCGACTTAACTGCTGACGTTAAAGAACACTTTGAAAAAATAGATATTGGCGAGGCAGACACTACGGCTGGAGAGATTACAAGATACATAGTCCAATTTGGAGTCCCAGGCTTTGGAGTTGCTGGCGTGTTAGGAAGAATGGGAAAGATGGGAAAAGTAAAAGCAGCTCTTACAGGTGGACTTGTAGATGGTGCTGTTGCGACAGATGATGTCGTAACCTTAAAAGATACATTCTTTGACAATGAATCAGAATCAGACGAACTTAGAATGTCTAGGCTTAGAGGAGCAGACGCAGCATCAGCTAGATTAAAAGATAAATTAGAAGTAGCTGTTGAAGGAGCAGGATTTATTCTAGGCATACCATTGGCAGGAAAAGCTGTAGCAAAAACAGGAGGCGCAGCAATAGACTTTGTAGCACCTGTTGGATCTTTTATGGCTAAAGGATTAATGGCAGGTAAACAAGCTTTAAGACCCGGAGAATTGCAAAAGTCTGCATTTGATTCCAACACAGGAATTTACAATGCATTAAAAAGAAACTTTACTTATGGCGGAGACACAGTAGATACCTATGTAAAATCAACCATGGCTGCCAAGACAGCTCAAATAAAATCTTCTCAAGAATCAGTAGATGCTATTTTTGATACAGTATTAAACACAACTGGCATAGCTGTAAACAATGGAACTTTAAACCAGTCCAATGCTTTAAAACTATCTAGAAACATTGAAGACTTTATGTTTCCTAGAATAAGAGTTGATTATCAATCTCCAAATTTATCAGTAACAGAAAAAATAGCCAAAGCAAATCAAATTCAAAATGTTGCAGAACAAAACATTAAAACTTTAGAAAACCAATACATTGATTACAAGTCTTTAGGATTTGGCGATAACAACAAAATATCTCAACTTTTAAGATCAAACAGAGATACGTTTGACACTTATTCAAAACAAATTCTTGAATACAGCGATGATAAGGCAGATGGTTTTATGAATTTGTTTGTACCTCCAGAGCTAAGAGATGCTATTGCAGAAAATGCTGGACTGTATGGCACAAGAGTTTATAAAGCTATTGTTGATAAAGGTTATAAAATTAATCCAGAATACAAAGCCAAAGCTCTTAAAGAAATTGAAACTACTTATGGTGTAGACCCAAGAGAAGCAAATGAAATGTTTGAAGGTTTAATAAACCCTGGGCCTAAAAACAAAAATAGTTTTGCTTTTGAAACTAACGATATGTTGTTAGAAGGACTAAACAGGGACCAAGCAATATTAAAAGGAAGAAAGTTAAGTAGCTTGCCTCAAGTTAGAAGAGCGTTGGGTGAGTCAGCAGGTTACTTAGAATCAAATTGGCAAACTGCTTTAGCTAATACAAAACTTACAGCAAGTGTTACAGCCCAAAGATTGTCTGCTCTAACAGCAAAAACAGAAATGTTTAATAATTTAAAAATGTTGGATGCTGGATCTGCTAAAACAGGAGTAACAAAATTTCTAAAACCTCAGTCAGCATTTACAAGACAAGATGGTTCTTTGGGAGACAGCATAATTGATGCAAATGGCAAAAGAGTTGACTTTAAACAGTTTAATAAAGAAGCTGGAGCATTAGAAGGTAGTTTTGCTAGAGCAGATGTACATGATGCAATTATGGGCGCAACTTCTGATGAGCTCGCAAACACTAATGCTTTGAGGAAAGCATACACAGCATTTCTATCTGTTAAGGCTGCATCACAATATGGTAAAACAGTTTTATCAGGTGGAGCACAGGTAAGAAACTTTACCAGTATTCCTTTCTTTTCTATGTTAAATGGAAACCTTGGAAGCACAGGTAGGTTTGTGGATGCAGTTGAAGTTAGTTTTGCTGGGTTGTTTGATCCCAAGAAAAGAATTTTAAAAGCCGACAGCATAAAAGAGTTAATAGAAGAAGGCATGATGCAAAAAGGTGGGGCCAATCTTGGAGAGATTCAAGAGATAGCAAAACTTGCATCAGGCATGAACGCAGATAACTATTTTGGCGCTGCTTCTAGGCTTGTTGGAAATGCTGTAGACAAAAGCGGTATTAGGTTAGCTGAAAAAGCATACGGAATGACAGATGATGCAGGAAGGGTCTTTGGATACTTGAATGAAAAATCTAGATTAGTTCAAGCTTTAAAAGCTGAACCCAATGCTTTTGTTCCAATTCAATCTCCTAAGAACATGACTAGATTTGCTGATCTTATTGAATCTGGTGGCGGGTCTGGAAAAATAAAACCTCAAGACATCATAAGTAAATATGGTGAAGAAGGCCTTGAAAGATTTGTAAGAAGCGAAGCTGGAGAAGTTGCAGGTAATACCATTCAAAATTATCAAAGAATTGTTCCATTTGTTTCTACAGTTATTAGAAACTCTCCTCTTGGTAACTTTGTTGCTTTTCCATCTGAAATTATTAGAAACACAGCTAACGCTGTTTCCAGGGGTATAACAGAGTTGGCTAGTGAGAACACAGCAATTCAAAAAATAGGCATGAGAAGATTAACTGGGGCTGTTGCTACAACCTCTATGCTTCCTGCAGGCTTGGTGTCGCTAGGATCAGCATTGACTGGCGTTGAGAAAGAAAAAATAGACGCATACAAAAGATCTTTTGCAGCGCCATGGGATAGAACAGCGAGTCTTATTCCAATAGCTTCAGACAAAGATGGAAATCCAACTCAGTTTATTAATTTTAGTTACATGAACCCATATGATTATTTAAAAAGACCAGTTGAAAGAGTTTTTCAAGAAGTAGCCAATGGCAATAGAAACGAAGAAAGCAACCAAGAAATTTTCTTCCAATCATTAGCAGGCGGTCTTGGAGAGTTTATGACTCCTTTCGTTGATCCAGCTTTTTCTGCTCAAGCAGTAAACGAAGCGTTTCAAGGCCAAACATCAACTGGTAAAAAAATATGGGGAGTGTCAGACACTACTGGAGATAAAACAGTTAAAGGCTTATATCATTTTATAGATACTGCATTGCCAACAATTAGCCCTTATAGATTGCAAGCAGATATGGGTGCTAAAAAAGCTCAAATACTAGGAGCAGAAGTTACTCCGCCAACAGGTTCATTAAAGAATTTTCCAAGAGCTGTGTTTGGAAGCACCAATGGTAAAGGCGAAGATGAAAAAATTATAGATAGAATGGGCAGAGAGATAGATGTAGCAGAAACAATGGTGCAAGCATTTACTGGACTCAAGGTTATAAAACCTCAAGTAGAAAGAACTTTAAGGTACCGAGGCTTTGAGGCTAATGATGCCATTAGAGATGCAACCAACCAATTTAATAGATTGCTTCGAAGCAATGATCCACAAAGTGCACAAAGAATTTTGCAAGGTTACATTAATCAAAATGAAAGCAGATTCCGAGTGTTGAGAGATGTGTACACAGCCATAGAAGATGCAAGAGCTTTAGGTTTGTCTGACCAAGTTATTGAGCAACAACTTAAAGAATCCAAGGTTGCTAATTACAAACAAGTTATGAGAGGAATATTTAAACCAATTGAGGCAAGCCCAGATTTAGTTAGAGCATCTACAATGAGAGGAACTACCAACATTAATCCATCTGTACTTCCTTTAGCACAACAAAGAATGCGACAAGATTTACAGGGTCAATTTTTAAATCCATTAGAGCCTAACGCCCAACAAAGAGCAGCGCAAATTTTAAGAGAAGAAGAAGAAAGAAAAATATTAACCGGACAATAGTTTGTTCAACAAATACAACGCAAAGAAAGTTACGATTGACGGCATTACTTTTGACAGCAAGCTAGAAGGCGCCAGGTACAATCATTTAAAAGAATTAGAATCTATGGGCCTTATCTCTGACATAGAGATACACCCACCCTTCCCATGTGTGGTCAACGATAAAAAAGTTTGTCTTTACAAAGCTGACTTCAGATACAAGAACAGCGAAGGGGCTATGATAGTAGAGGACACCAAGGGGATTGAAACCCCTATGTTTAGATTGAAGAAGAAATTAGTAGAGGCACTGTACCCAGGCACAGAAATACTCGTAATAAAAAAACCAAAAGGCTAGAAGGGAACTCCGGTTTCCACCCAGGGTTTGATTTGAAGTAATGTGCCATTTAATAATCTCTTAATGTTGTCAGCTTTTTCTAACAGTTCTGTAGGAAACCCAGCGTTTACTACTTGAATCAATTCTTTGCTGGAATAAAAGTTATTGTCTGTTGAGCTCTTGGCCTCCGGAACATTAACAAATCTAAAACCATCCTTCTCATACACCACCACGTCTTTGTCTTTCTCAATCATCACCGCAGGTATTAGCTCTGGGATATAGTTATGAAGACTACAACCTTTAAGCTGCCGATCACTGCTAATCTTTTTATCGTGTTGATCGCAATGCCAATGTGCGTCTCCCTTGTCCATATCAATCTTTGCAAATCGACATGAGCGACAATGGATGTTTTCAGGCAGTGCTCTCCCCAAATAAGATGCTTGTTGCTTCGGAGTCATGAAGCTACGAATGCGGTAATCAGTCTCTGGTATATAATTTTCTGGTGGATCTTCTCTCGTAAGAATGTCTTTAGCTTTGTCCATCAAAGAATCGAACAGGATTTTATCATACTCAACTACTTCGGTATATAAGTCTGAGTTATTTTTATTATAAACAATGGCTATAGCGTGCTTAAAGTTAAACAAGCCCATGTATAAATGTAACTGGGCCTCGTATTCATCTGACCATTCACAATAACTGCCCAGCTTTTTTAAGTTCTTGAACCTACTGTCGTTGGCTGTTTTGAATTCTAGAAGGTATGGATTGTCTGCGTCCATGCCTGGAAAGTTGCGACCCACGCCATCTATGTGGCCCTTAACGTGCCCACCCAATGCTTCAGTCTCAAACTGTTTGCCATGGCTGTCAACGTCATATATGGAAGCCCCAGGTATCTTTCTTAGCTTCTTAATCAAGTCATCCTCTACCACGTTGCCAAGATCTAACAAGCGCAAGACTCTGGGCTCCCAATCGTTAGGCATGAGCCAACGATACCGCAACCAAACCAATCGCTGGTTAGGATTGCCAATGCCACTGATCCCTAAATAGAATCTCTGGTGTTGCTTTTCTTGTAACTCAACTTCATCAAGTAACTCGTGTATCTTGGTCATAAAACTATCTCCTCATTTTTCTTGGTTTTAATACCAACAACGTTCTCATACTTGCCTTGTTTTTGTAAAACAATCTCAGATATTGTATCAAAAGCCCCATTGTTTATAAGCTCTGCAGCCATCCAAGCTTGCTTTGGTGAGCCCCATTCAGTAGTAATCTTGTTCCATTTACGCACTGCCATGTTGTGTGCGGTAGGGTGGCCAAACATCAATGGCATCTTTCTGGGAAAGAACTCGTCTTTGATTGTAAATATTACTTGGCAGTAATCGCTGCCATTCTTAGACTTAACAACAGCTGCATAGATGTCTGTTATGGGTTTCATAACTGGTTTAGCTTTGGCTTTCTCATCAGAGAGAACAGCCTGTCTTTCAGCTTTGGTTCGCTTGGCTACCTCTCTTTCTTTCTTAGTCCACAAAGATTTAATTTGCTTGGACTCAAAGACCTGGCCACACTCAATGCATTCTTTAGCAGCAGGAGAGTTAATGGCATTGCAGGCAGCACAAATCTTAGGATGGTATCTGCCTTGTACATTTTCTTCTGGAGTAACTTCGTCTAAACAGCCATGGCGCGCAACGTTCTCCCCATAATCTAATAACAAACAGTTGCTCTTATCGTCATGCAATCTCATGCCTCGCCCACACATCTGCACATACAAACCAATGCTTTGTGTCGGTCTAAGCAGTGCTATGCAATCTGTTCTTGGAGCGTCCCAGCCTTCAGTTAGAACGCCCACATTACATAGGGCGTGGATCTTTCCAGACTCAAAGTCAGCAAGTATCTTGTCTCTCTCTATGTTGGGCGTTTCCCCTGTAACTACAGCAGCTTTGATTCCATATTGAATTAAATACTGAGTCATCTTCTGGGCATGCAATACCGATACGCAAAAGAATACAGTGGCTGTCCTGCCTTTTGTGTAAGCATTGTCAAGCCAGTCACTTACAACCTCGATTATGGTTTCATCCACCATGGCCACTTGCTCTAATTCTTTTTCCCGGAAGTCTCCATTCTTAAACTTTAAGCTAACCGATCCTGCATCAATGATGGCTTTATCGTTAACAGCGTAAGCTGATAAGCGTGACAAGTAACCATCTCTAATAAGCTCTGGAATAGATATAGAGTAAGCAATGCCTTTAAAGAAATGATCCTTACGATCTCCATAGATGTAGCCTTGGCCCATGCGATAAGGCGTAGCAGTGCAACCCATAACTTTCATATCGCCACGAGCAGACAGCTCAGTAATAATCTTTTGATACCTGGTGTGTGATGTGGGTGGCACGTTGTGTGCCTCATCAATGATCATGTAATCAAACTTACCAACCTTGGCAAGTCTCTTGGGAGATGCCAGGGTATCTCTGCTGGCAACCAATACTTGGGCATCGTGTTGAAAGCGTTTCATCCCAGCTGCTAGAACGCCTACCGGCGCATCGGGCCATACCATCTTTAGTTTGCTCTCAGCTTGAGAAACCAATTCTTTTCTATGTGCTAGGACAATAAACCTGGCGTTAGGATCTTTGGCTAATACTTCTTTAATGAAGTGAGAAAAGATAATCGTCTTGCCAGCTGCTGTGGGCAATGCAAGTAAAGCATGTTCGTTGGTTGGTTTTGTTTTAAACCAATGATGCAGGGAGTCTATTGCATCCCTTTGGTAGTATCGAAGTTTCAATGGACAACTTTTTTTTCAGTGCTTCTGGGCGATCTTAAAAGAAACTCTAAATCTTCTACTGAATTTATATCAAGCTTCTCGTTTATTACAGTTGATATTAGCTCCATGGCCTCATAAGAATCTTCTGTAAAGTTAAACGACATGTCTATGGTAAATTTTAAAACAGTCATAACTGCTGTCAAAGTATCTAAGTCTTGTCTGTCCCAATCATCGATGCACATGGATAAATCCTGCATGACTGTATCGGATGTTTTTTTATCTAAAGAATACTTTTTATCTTTGCTCATTTATTATTTTCCTTTAATTTTTTAACAAGTTTATAAAGAACTCCGGATGTAAGTTCTTTGTTGTTTATAAATTTTCTAAATGTTTCGTGATATACATCATTTTCTTTTGCTAAAAGCCTTATAAAAGTATCTTTCTTGTATTGTTTTCCGTAGTTTTTTTGTAAATAGCCGATTAGCTCTAACCTAAATTCTTCTATCTCTTGATCAGTATAAGTTTCTTTAGGCATTTTCATGCTCCATACTTCCTAAAAAATACAGTAAATCTGCTTTCTTTTTCATCTTTTGTATCCACGTTTAGTAAGGTTAGTTTAGCATCTTTTACTTTTTGATCTATTTCAAACGGCAGGCTGTCGAATGTTTGATCTAAAGAATCTAGCAAAGATTCCACCATGGTAATCAAGGCCTTTGCCTCTCTGGTATTTATTGACATTTTTTTCTCCAAAAAAAGTGAAACCCTCACAGCAAACAACTGGATTTCAAAGTTGCTAATAAACCGGCAATGAATTGCCCGGCATTGCTTATGTAATATAATCAATTGGGTTATAATTCTCCCAATTGTCTTCTTTGAGATAATACTTAACGTTATCTCTAATAAGGCGAGGAGTAGCCAAGGCATAGCCCAGGTCAAGCAAAGCTTTAGATACTCTCTCGGTTGTTTCATCTACAGAATCGCCATCTCTCTTTAATATGTCGACCTGGCTATGCAATTCCTTGATGAAATCCATCTACTTGTCCCAGTCAAACCCGTCATCGTCTGATGACTTTTCTGCTGGAGCAGGCGAAGGGGATGAAGGTTTTGCACTGGCAGTCCCTGCGGCGAACTTACCAATAACATTTTTATCATCCCACTTTGTTCCGTCTCCCTTGTCGTTGCCTTCTTCTATGCGAAGCGTTGCATGAAAACATATGTTCATCATGCTTTCGAGTGCCTCTAGGCCAAAGTTTTCGACATCGGGATCCATACCCATGGCTTTTCTCCAGTTACGAAGTTTGCCTTTGGATACATTCAAGCCATTGCCTTCAAGCATAAAGTTTTCCCAAACTTTTCTGCCTGCAAACTTAGGGCCAACAACTTCAAAAGTTATGTTGATCATTTTATGACCACTGCTTTTGGCAGTTCTTGACTCCCAGGTTTTAGCAACCATTTCATAATCGCCGGCTGGCATGGGACCTATCGAACTAGTATCTAGATCGTCTACGTCAGTTAGGTTAATTTCAAAATCAGACATTGTTTTTCTCCTATTTAGATTTTAAAGATTCTTTAAAAGCAGTCATAAATGCATCCCAATCTAAGTCTAATGGGAGGTTTCCCAAGTCGACTCTAGATTTAGCATCAAAGGCTGCTGCGTATTTGTGAAACAACTTTCGCTTGCCATATGACACAGCTCTGGTTGATTCCTTGAAACCTTGCCCACTTGTACGAGTTGATACCTCGTAGTTTGCAAACAAGTTGAAGTCTACCCATTCTCGTATCATTGCTGATACTTTCTTGTGTAGATTCATTTCCCAACGATCGTAGGGCTCACGCTCTGGATCGTTGAAAGTTCTAATGGCTACATGAGAAAGCAAGATGACGTGCATCTTTTTTTCTTGTAACCCATCAAACATTTGTAAAAGTCTGCGATATAACTCCGCTGACTCTGTATAACCTTTACCGAAGCCAAGGGCCTCAATTGATTTGATTGAATGATTTTGACATACCTTCTGTTGCACTAACTTCTCAGCCCAATCAGTTGTATCAAACACCAGGGTTCTATAGTCATGGTCTTCATCGTGCAATGTTTGTATCTGCTTAACGATGTCATCGTAGCTTTTACACAAAGGGAAGGAAGGAACATCGATAAAGTTAGTTCCGTCCTCAGTCTTAATGAAGATAGGCTTGGGTGCTTGTGAACCAAAGGTAGACTTACCTATGCCATCGGTTCCTGATATGTTGATCTTAAGTGCTGGCACTTTGATTCCTGTCTCTACTGTGTCCAATAAGCTCATCTTGGTCTCCTGTCGTGAAAGTTCACGGTGTTATCTTCAGTAGAACCAACATGTTCTTCCCATAAGTCTGACAATGCGCTTGGTAAGTACAAGTCATTAATGTCTTTCATCCTTTTGCAAAACTGCTCGAAGCTGCTACAAGTGCTTATGACAAATTCTGAATCAGACTTAACGTCTATTAAAAAATCTCCTAGTCTACTCATTTGGATTCTCCTTTTAATGGATCAATGAATTGCACATAAGGCCTTTCATTAATCTTGGTTTGTAAACCTTCCTGGACAAAGTCCCAAAGGTCTGGGTTATCTTCCATGCATTGCTTAACAGCTTTGATGTCTTCAGCATACTGAACCTTAAAAGGTATCTTGTATCCATCGGCAACACACTTAGCTAAATGCCCTTGATCCCAAGTCTTGGTTACTTTGTATTGAACCCTAAGATCAAATGGAATTAAATTTTTAAGAGGAACTCTCGTAGAACCCCCTGTGTTTGATAATACTTTAATGTGTTCTTGTATCTCAGGACGAGATGCAATTTCAATGTCTAACCTTGAGCTTTCTGCTTTTAATTCAGCCTGCATGGTTAGGTTCTTTTTCTTAGCCTTTAGCAAAGCTTCAAGGCAAAATTCTGTTATATCTTTTTCAGTCATTAGTTTCTCCAAACTTCAATACCTTAATCTTAATGATAAATAAAACATTGTCAAGAAATATCTGTACTTTATGTATGTATTCAATTATCATTAATTCATGACGCGACTTGATGGTCTTTTGTTCACCCCCAAGAACAGTAGTCCTCCTTAATTTAATCAGGTCGCGTCTCTTATTAAAAGGAGAGAACGTGAAACTAAAAGACTACATAGTAAAACGAGGAGAAGAGAGCCTGGCAAAAGAGCTGGGTGTTTCCATTGATACGATTAGATCGTGGAGGTATGGAAGCAGACAACCCTCAGTCAATCAAGCCAAGAAACTTATTAAACTTACCGGGCATGCACTTGACTGGGAAAGTATATACGGAACAGTAGAACAGTAATGGGCCTAGACTTAAATCCAAACCTAAAGGGTGAGGACATTCGCGACAAAGAACGCAGAGATATGTTGGTATCTTATTATGAGAACAACTTTCATTTAATACCCTGTGGATCTAAAGAAGACAATGTTCCAGACTATTTTAAGCATAGGCATCCTAACGAACAAGAAGATGTTATAGCAAAGCGTTGGTCCAAGACTCCAAGAGTTAAGTGGGCTGAATACATTAATAAACAACCAACGATGAAAGACATCAAGCAATGGTACTTAGAGTTTCCTAATTGCAATTGGGCTGTGGTAACAGGCATTAGTTTTGTTGTGCTCGATGCAGACACACAAGAAGCATGTGACTTTGTAGAGTCAGGCCAACTAACAAGAACAACTTTAAAACAGAAAACTCCTCGCGGTGGTTACCATTATTTCTATGCTGTTAATGACAGCCTATCAATAAGAAACACAACAGGCAGATTGGATGTAAGGGGAGAGGGTGGATACGTCATGGTGTCTCCTTCAAGCCATTACATGTTTGAGCTGGTAGATGGAATGGGCGTTGATTCAATGGATGAACTGCCCATGCTTACACCTCAAGACATGAACATCATCTATGACTTTAACAACGATGGCAAAATTAACACAGACAGGAACACACCTTTGTCATTGGATGGTGTGCAATCTGGAATGCGGAACGATACCCTTGCTCGCCTGGTGGGTAAATGGATACTCGAAGGTTGGGGAATGCGTGAAGTTATTATTAAAGCATTGGATTGGAATCAAACAAACAACCCACCTATGTCAGTGCAAGAAGTTTTGCTAACAGCCAACAGCATATGCACAGGGCATCTAAAAAGAAATCCAGAAGATGTCGATGCAGGCATACTCAAGTGGAAGACAAGTCAATGGCAGATACCTTTGGCTGATGAACTCAAAGAGATCATGAATCAAGAAGATCCAATCGATGTTGCCAAAGATGTCAGGGTTGTTGAAAGAGATCCACTTGGCCTTAAAACATTCAACGATTCCTTCTGGGAAACAATGGATTCAAGTCGCATCGAACAGTTTTGGGGAGATGCATTTGTGTTTGAGCAATCAAGGGTGTTGCTCTTGGGCAAACCAAAGATTGGTAAGTCGCATTGGCTTGGAGCTTTTGCAGCGTCTGCAACAACTGGCACAGAGTTTATGGGAACACAGTTCAGCAGACCCATGAAGGTAATGTGGTTACAGGCAGAGATCATTCATGAGTTCTTAAAGAAAAGAATCGAGATGTACTACCAACCTTTTCATCATGACCCGGAGCTGTACAACTTAGGCAAATCAAATCTTATTGCATCGGGCAGACTTAGAAAGAACATCATGAGAGACAGCGACATGGATGATATAGCAGCAAGCATCGAGTATCACAAACCCGACCTGGTGATGATCGATCCTATTATTAACTTCTTTAGTGGTGAAGAAAACTCTAACTCAGAGATACACGAGATGCTGTCAAGGGTGGACAGACTCATAGAACTCTTTGGCGTTGCAGTCATCATTGCTCATCACACTGGCAAAGAAAGGGCGGACGATCTCTCGTTCATGTCAGCTCGTGGTGGTTCAGCTTTTGCTGGTTGGATGGATTCAGGCGTTAAGCTGTCAGGCACAAAACCTAACATCACCTTGTTCTATGAAGCTCGTAATGCAAGAGAGCCAGATCAACACTTGGCCTACTTTGATTTCGAGCGTGGTTTCTTTAAGCCTGTCAGCGTGTCAGATTCTCCGGACGAAGTGGAGATAGCAAGAGTCATTGCTGGTGCTATGAGTTCGTACAAGTTCTACACAAGGCAAGAGTTAGAACTGTTGGCTCGTGAAGCACTCAAAGCAAGCGATCTAGCATCGGGGGAGAGAGCAGCAAGGTATGGAGTCTCACATGTGCAGAAGTATCTTGGCGAGAAGGTTAAGACACACAGCATTCCTGGAAAGAACGCTTGGTATTATTTAAACGACAATGAGATGAAAAAACCTTGGGACGAATAATGGATAATTTAAGTAAAATAACAGACCCAATTGAAAAGGTTTTGCTTATGATGGCTAAACATCAACTTGCAGTGGTTGCTGATAAAAAATTAGATTTAGCTCTTATGATAGTAAAAATACAAAGACATTTAATAAAAACACAAGACACAAACAAACATTTTAATGAGCAATGGAAATTTTTTCACAACGCACATGAAGATCTTATGGGAGGCGTAGAAAGAGTATATGGAATATAACCCTTACAAAATAGATGGCCCTGCACTAATTAGTTTTAGTGGTGGCAGAACTTCTGGGTTCATGTTGTGGAATATAATACAAGCGCATGGCGGAACATTGCCCGATGATGTATATGTAACCTTTGCCAACACAGGCAAGGAAGCTCCAGAAACATTGGACTTTGTGCATGAGGTCTCTGAGAAGTGGGGCGTGAAAATACATTGGCTTGAATTGTACTTTGGTGAAGAGCGTCCAGTCTATCGAACCAAAGAGGTTACATACGAAACAGCAAGCAGAAATGGTGAGCCCTTTGAAGCTTTGTTGGATCGCAGACAATACTTACCCAATCCTGTTACAAGATTTTGCACAAGCGAACTGAAGATAAAAGTTATGTATAGATTTATGCGAAAGCTTAGAGGACACAAAAACTGGGAAAATGTTATTGGCCTTAGATACGATGAGCCTCGAAGAGTAGCAAGTGCAATGAGACAATACGAGGTGTGGACAAATGTTACACCAATGAATGATGCAAAGCACACAGTCAAAGATGTCACAAATTTTTGGGAGAAACAAAACTTTGATTTAAACCTAACAAACTTTGGTGGCAAAACCTTGGCAGGCAACTGTGATCTGTGCTTTCTTAAAGGCAAGGACACAAAGGTTAAACTGCTGCAAGAAAGACCTGAGATGGCAGATTGGTGGATCAAACAAGAACAAAAGTTTGGTGATCATGCTGGTGCTACCTTTAGGAAGGATGGCCCCACTTACATTGACTTGCTAGACATTAGCAAAGAATCTGGATACAAGGAGCAAGATTTGTTTGATGAACAGATGACATGTTTTTGTCATGATTAAACTAGACAAGCCAGCACTCAAAGAATCGGTGGCTGATACGTTCATGGGCACAGCGATCAATCTGCCCCTGGTGTGGTTGGTGTTATCGCTGTGCTTGATGTTCACGCACAACGCATTGATCATCTCATTGGCACAAGCTGGGGTGTTAACAGTGGTGGCAATCATTAGAAGGTATTGCACACGCATGTATTTTAAAAGGAGGGAGAGTAGATGATTAAGATATTAGATATCTGTTCAGGGATAGGAGGATTCAGCTTGGGACTAGAAGCGACTGGTGGTTTTGACACAGTTGCTTTTTGTGAGTTCGATGACTTTTGTTGTAAAGTATTAAACAAACATTGGCCAAACGTACCAATATATAAAGATTTAAAGGAGATAGGAAATGAACCAGAAAGAATTATTCAAGAATTTGACCTCATCTGCGGAGGCATCCCCTGTCAGCCGTTCAGTCTCGCAGGCAAACAAAAAGGCAAGGAAGATGACAGACACCTCTGGCCGTACATGTATGAAATTGTTAAATCCAAGAAACCCACTTGGGTCATTGTCGAAAACGTTGGTGGCTTCGTCAATGTGGCACTCGACGATGTCTGTCTTGACTTGGAAGCCCAAGGTTACGCCACGCAATCGTTTATTATTCCAGCTTGCAGTGTCGAAGCACCCCACAAAAGAGATCGAATCTGGATCCTCGGAAAACATACCTCCGAATTCGAGAAACCTTTGGTCGACACCGACAGCATTCGACCACACGAACATAAAACAACCGAGGAAGAATCATCCAGGAGGGGGTCAGAAACCTCCACTACAACAACAAGTAACGATGTGGCCAACTCCAAGAGCAACGGAGAGGATGGGGTACTACGAACAACCGAGTCCAAGCATGATCAAGGGGACACACGGATGGAGTCTTCCAGCAGCAGTGACGGACGAAGCGAGCGAGAAGTCTCACAGGATGTGGCCAACTCCAAGGAGCTCGAAGATCATGAACATGACAATGGAGAGCGCACTCAACAGGATAGAGAACACAGGGTATCACAGCAATCTGGAGGAGAAGGTAGCCTTGGAAGAACAGAAGATGTTGCCAACTCCGAGCTCGAGAGATTACAAGGGGGGGAGTGGAACGATCAAAGAGAAGGACGGAAAGTATTATCGTCAAAGCAACACGACAGGGACGAAATACGGAGTGAGGTTGGACGCACTGGTGGAGTATCAGAACAAAGCTCAAGACAAAACGAGCAAGGCAAGTCTCAATCCAGACTGGGTGGAATGGCTGATGGGGTATCCCCCAGGTTGGACGGACATCTCGGATTCGAGCGAGAACCCAGCATCCCAAGAGTAGCGACAGGGATCCCAAATAGAGTCAATCGACTCAAAACATTGGGCAACTCAATCGTGCCTCAAATTGTGTACAACATTGGCCTAGCAATCTTAGAAGAGGAGGAGAGAGATGCTAAGTAAATCAATGGGGCAGTGTATATTGGAGTGTGTATTGGAGTGTAAGAAAAGTGTGTGTAAACGGCTGTGCAACGGGCAAAGGGGCAATTGCACATGCCCGCCCGAAAGGTGCATGGTTGCAG